ATCGTCTATGAAAAGCACTTCTGCCTGTTGCAGCCTCCTCACACGCTCGTCTAACTGGTCCAAGTCTTTTCTAAGCTCGTTAAATCCCTCGACGTAGGGAAAGTAGACCACTCCGATTCCTCTGGCCAGGAGGTTATTTGCCACTGCCATAAGCAGGTGTGTCTTCCCAGCACCAGGACGACCCAGCAACGCAATGCTGTTACTCCTCTGATTCCGGATCTTGTCAAAGTCCCTGACGTATTCACACGCTACCGCGTAGGCTTCCCGGACAATCTCGTGTACTTGGCCCAACTCGAAGTTATCAAACGTCTTCTTGGCAAACTCGTCTGTTATGGCTGATGCTTGAAACAGTCGCTGCAGTCTTCTCTTTTCGACACAATCGCAGGTGACCCACACATCCATAAGCCATTCTTCCCCGTTCACGATCTGAGGGGATTTTTTAAAATAGCCAAACTCGTCTTTGCACTTGTGACAGGCGTAATTAGCTTCTACCGGCTTTTGCCAGATAGGCGAACTCGCTTTCAGTTCCTCCGCTCGCTGCTTTATTTTTTCCAGGTCTAGACCCTTTAGAGCGTCCCCCAGACTCTTCATGCTGTTCCTCCTTCCACGGCTCATCTATACCACCTGAACGCCAGTTTTTTAATATGCCGTCTACGTAACCAAGATTTCGTTTGCCTTTTACCACTGCCTTTTTCATAGCTTCACATACCCAACGATCCCCATATTCGCTGCACATATCCTTCAGTCGGTCTGCAAGTACTGGACTCAACATACCAAACCCTTCATGCTCAAACATGCGAAACGGATCCTCTTGACGACTACGACTACCGGAAATCTGTTCTAGTTCTGTTCTGTTCTCTTCAGTTCTCTTCTCTTCTGTTCTGTTCTGTTCAGAGGGAATCCCCCGGAAATTCCCGGAATCGTCAGGAATATAGTCAGGAAATTTTGATTTTGTACGCTTGTGAAGTCCTTGCTGATGCTTTTCAAAGTTTAATATTTGAATGATCTTTTCACCTTCGGCTTCGTACCACAAAATCAAGCCTGCCGCGGCTAAACGGCCCAGTGCTTCCTCTACATTACGTACCGTTTTATCCAACATCGGAACCACCAATGCCTTTACCTTAGCCGGTGATCCTACCATTCTTCCAAAATCATCCGTGTGTGGTATCATCCAAGTGAAAAGCAGCATGTCGAAAATGTCTGGTAGCATGTTTACTTTTTCCGAAATTGATATGACTTTCGAGATCATGCGCTTTTCAGCCATTCCCTGCACTTCCTTTCCTTACTTTTCGTTTGATATAAGTTCCGGGAACTTCCCGGAATGTTAAGGAAAACCTCGCCAATCATGGCAAATCCTTTATCACAGCCTCTATACAGGCTTTTATGATTCTCTTCGACCGTTCACCTTCGGGTGTCCCGTCTAAAAAAGCGTGACAATCCCGGCACAGGTGTAGGAGATCTGTCACTTTCGTTTTATGAGTTAGCTTTCCTCTGCTTGTAATATGAGCACGGTCTGTGGCTCTTGCTGCGCCGCAACATTCACAAACACCTTGGCTGCGTTCTTTTAGTTTTGCATCGACAGACGGGCTAATCTCGCCCATCTGCTTTTGCGTAAATTTTACTCGTTTACTTTTTACTTGTTCCGATTTTGGGTAAGGTCTGAAAGGTAGATTCATGCCCCACCACCTCCTATGTTTAAATCAATCCGGACTCGTAAGCGAAGCTCATGTAAATGCTCTGTGAGCGAAGTAAATTCATTTCTCCAAAATTGCATCTTCTCATACGCTTCTGCTTCTTGTTCCCGAAGCTCCATAATTGCAAGTTCTGCTGTTGTGACTTTATCCTTTGTATTTGCCGCCTTGACTGCAGCAAAGGTATTTTTACGGCTGGCATAGATGCGTTTATACTGACCGTCCATGTAGGCGGATACCCGGCCCATAAGAGTATGAGCCTGGGTTAGTAACTGTATCTTTCGGATCAATCCGCCAGGTGAATCATCGTCAAATTGTTCCGCCTGCTTCCTATATGTTTTGATGTCGTTTATATATTGCGTAACGTCCATGGCAGCACCTAGAAGGGGAGTTCATCATCTGAAATGTCTAGTGGTGTGCTAGAGTCGTAGAAAGGGTCTTCAGGGCGTTTATTTTCATTTTTACTTGATTCAAGAAAGCGCACATTATCAGCCACAACCTCGGTTACATAGATTCTGCGGCCCTCATTGTTCTCATAATTACGCACCTGGATTCTTCCTTCTACTGCCGTCAAACGGCCTTTGCGAAGGTGATTGGCACAGGCTTCCGCGGTTTGTCTCCACGTCACGATATTAATGAAATCCGTCTCTCGCTCACGCGTTTGCTGGTTCATATACGGACGGTCTACCGCCAGGGTAAACTTGGTGACAGCTACACCGGATGGAGTATATCTTAATTCCGGATCTCTCGTCAGTCTGCCGATTAAAACAACCCTATTCAGCATCCTTTTGTGCTCCCTTCGCTTTTTCTTGTATTTGCTGTGTTAGTATTTTCTCTGAATCTTTTTTATGTTTGGCAACAAATGCTTCTACCCCATCTAAGCTCCCGTATACGGTCGTATATTTAGCTTTTATAACCGGAGTAATGGCCCCTGTCTGTTTCTTCCCGCCGCTCGTAGTATCAGGTTTTCGATCTCCATTATTTCTTTCATCTACGCCAGTATCTCCCTCTGGATCATCCCCAGTTGGTATCATAAAAGCTTTCATTAGAGCATATTTTTGTGCACCAGTTATAGCTTTATAAGTACCCTTATCTCCAGAATCCTGACCTTCACCGAAAGTGCTAAACGTAATTGTTTCACCGCTTTCACCATCCATGAAAGTAAATTCCACCTGAACAGTTGCGATATATTCAATGTATCCTTTTCGGTTTTTATGTTCTCGGATACTTTGCGATTTTACATTAGGGATCATGATTACTTTTCTGCCGGCTAATTCTTCACGTACTTTTTCATTTACATCTGCTTCAGTTGCATATTTGTAATTGTTGAAAGAGTTATAACCAGTTTTTTGGATGTATTTCACAGAATCCATTACCTCTGCAAGCTTCTTAACAAGAGTCATTTCAGCCATGATTAAACCTCCAGTTTGATGACAAGCTCATCAGGCTGTTGCTCCACAGTAATACCTTCTACCGCTTGACCATCTGGATCATAAATAAGTCCATTATTAAGCTTAAATTGCTTTTTGATTGCTACCTTATCAGGCTCTTCCTTGACCCTAACAAACTCAGTTAAATCATTTGATTTGAGGTGATTGATCAATGCCGCGTCATTGTAATGCCATTTAGGCTGCTTCTTCCGGAAGCTAATTGCACCGTAAGGAGTCTTTTCCTTGAACTTCGGATCCTCGTCTCTTTTACGGATTGCGTATTCACTTATCAACCCGCGGAAAAAATCTTCATTGTTTTGAAGGCTTTCTAATTCCTTATTTCTGAAATGCTGCAGGCGTTCAATCTCAACATCTATCAACTCATTAACTTCTAATTTCTTGGCCTGAAGTGCCGCCATTTTGCGCAGCACCCAAGATAAGGACTGGACATCCTTCACCTCAAACCTTTGTCTTGATTCTTCCGTTAACTCTTCTACCTCTTGAATTTCATGAAGTTGTAATGCATTAATCATGCCGTTTCCTCCTCAATAGCTTTTATAATTTCATGGTTCAATAATTGCTGTTGCTCTGATTTATTTACATCCTGCAGATATTCCCTATGCTCCAGAACAAGTTTAAGCATTCCGAGGTGAACGGTTGCCACATGAACCACACCGCAAAACATATTCAGGATTTCTATGTGATTGTGGCCTGTCTCCCGATAAGCTAGTTTTTCATCTGGTTCCCAATCCTTGACGACAATGTATTCTTTTCCGTCGTAGAGAAGAGTCATGGGTACCTCCTTGATCATTTTTGATGTATTGTGCTATCATGACCGTAATGTTAGTTTTTCAAGTAGGGCAATTGTTGTGCCATCAACAATTGTCCTTTTTTATTGAGCATCTGGAATCCCGTACTTCCGTCTTATTTCTTGTAGCTCTTCATGCAACATTTCTACTTCTGCAGGATCTTCTGAAAACAGATATTTTTCATAGACACTCATGTAAAGATCATAAATTCCTTGACCGGTCATATATTACACCTCCTTGATCCAGTCGAGCTTTCCATTTCCCTGTTTGAACCTCATTTACAAATTGTTCAAAACCTATTCGATGTTTCAGCCAAACATTGAAAATGACATAATAGTTCCCTAAACGTTCAAGAGATTCATCTGATATTCGAACAACTGCCACCTTAGCATCATCTAAAATTCGTTGGGCAGTCGTCCGAATTGTTTCCTGCGCTCTGCAATCGGCTACCATGCGGAGTACTTCCCGGCCCTTTAATAAACCAGTAGCATACACAACACCAGTTTTCTTTCCTGTCTCTTTGAAGAGTGTTTCTGATAGAGTCATATCCATTCCCCTTTCAAATATTTTCCTTTCTGATAGAATGGAAGTTGTCGAGACTTATCATTCTATGTAGAAAGGAAAGTATAAACATGTATACAATCCAACAATTACAAGCTCTAGATTTTTTGGTTAAGTCTATTACCAAAACAAATGGATACGCCTTGTATCAAAGAAATTTGAAACTCGTGATTGAACTCAATAATTCGTATTGGTACGGCGATTTTGTTGAAATGGAGAATAGACAGGTGCGACAACTGTACATTGATCATCTTGGTGATATTGAATGTGACTCTTACCATGCCCGCGATGGAAACAAACCAACAACTATACTCAAACAAATTTCAGAAACTTTCGATAAAACCCTCGAAGGGTTACCAAAAAGTAATTTTGGCCGTAATCCATTTACCAAACTTGATAACTTACCTTTGTTCTTTGAAACAATAGTTAAAGTACTAAGTGAAGCAAAAATAACTGAGGTACCGACTCCATTCCGCCCTTATTTACTCAATGCTCACACAATAGATGGTAAGTTTCATTTGCCATTTATTGATCTCGAGAACGAGAGGATAAAATTAGTTTCAATAATCGATATTACTGATTAATTCTTTTGTAATACCTTCTAATCTCATCAAATATTTCTTTTTCTTTTTCAACTTCTGATTTTGATTCACAATCAAGAATTTGGGAGATTCGTTTTTTCAAGTGGAAAGACGGATCTCTTTCTATTTCTCTTTGTGGCAAGATCTGAAATGCCCAATTTACCCAATCAAGAAATTCATATTTATTCATTTCCTCTATTTCTTGTGAGTTTGGTAAAACGGGTTCAAGTTCTCTTCCGTGTTTATTCATGTGTATATTCTCCTTTCCATGTCTGAGTTGATTTATTGATTTGATTCCCCAAGTCATCTACTTTTTTACTCAAATGGTTGATTAACGTAGACAGAGAATGAACGTCTCGTTGCAGGTCAATCAGCCTTTTTGTTTGTGAGAGCAATTCTTTCCCCGCCCAGCTATTGGGTTCTACGATTACCGTTTCTATTGATTCATGTTCTTTGAATACTTGTTCCATTGTTTTCACGGCATTTTCATTACCTTCAAATATTTCTTGAAGTTCTTTTTTCTCTAACTGCGCGCGTTCTCTTGGTTGATTGGATTCCCACATTTTTTCTATTTGATTGATTAACTCTGAAGGGCTAATGTCCCCTTTAATCAAAAATGTAGGTTTGATGGTTTTCGTTGCAGCAGTAGCCTTCTTTTCGTGAAAATAATTTTTAATTTCTAAAATCCGAATTGTTGCTTCAGTGGGACCAATAATACTCTTTTTTAAATCAATGCATACGTCCAGGATTGCGCGAAACAAGTCCATTTCATCTTCTAATGGGTTATTAGCAGTGATATATCCTTCGATTTTTTTCATGCTGTTTCTCCTTGTTTGAATTTATTTACAAAGTAAACTTGCCCCTTACCCGTAACTTTTGTAGTTTTGGTTATCCTCGTACTTCCGTCTGGATTAGCAATAGTCCTAGTTTTGATTTCAAACAATCCAAGTTCCATTGATTTTTGCGTCGGAAGATTTCGGTAATCTCCTTTCCTTCCCAGGTATCCCTCTGCGCGGAGCCAATTGAAGAGTCTGTTCTGCCCTACATTGATGCCGTTTTGCTTAAGTAGTTTTGCAAGTTCACCTATAAGGATGGAACTTTTTGAAGTCTCAAGCGCTTCAGCAAAGATTACCTTTGGTCTATCCTGTTCAATTTGCGATTCCAGCAACTTTCTAGCTTCTCTTTCTTCCTTTAGCTTTGTCGCCGCTTGTATGAGAAAGTCAGGATTGTCCAGTAGCTCGTCAGTCGCATACATTCCTGTTTTGCGGATAGCCGGGAGAACTTCGTGTGTAACCCAGCGCTTAAACTGTTTTGCTTCGGGTTTACGGCTGGTTAAGATAAGAGAATACAATCCGGGCTCATTTACAAACCAAACATTCCGATTCTGACCTGATACAAACAATGTTTGGGTCAGCTTTTCGTCCTCATCCAACCTCTTAACTGCCATGGATACATCTGAGTGATCGAGAACCGAACAAATATCTTTCGCTAACCACCACGGCTGTCCGTCTTTCATAATCACGCGAACGTCTTTTCCGGTGAAGTTAAACACTTGTAATTGATTCATTCGCCTACTCCTTTCTTTTCACGTAGCCTTTTTGTATCCATTCCGGGCGTGGGTAATATTCTTCATTCCCTTCAATCAGGAATCCTATAGGTACCTTTTCCCCTGCCTTTCTATCCGGCATCTTGGACTCAGCTTTTTCTGTCCATACCCACGGGTTCGGTTTAGCTTTTTGGTTCATTTTCGTTCTCCTTTAGCTGTTCTTCGCAAAATTTTATGCTGTCTTCGAGTTTCCTTTTTATTAGCGCCCGTAGCTCACTGTCTATGGTGATATCCATAAAAACCATCGTTTCATCTTGAGTCCACACATAGAGCCATCCGTGATAACTGTTGATTTTATTAAGCTGTGACTTAAGTTGTTCGAGATGTCTTTTTATAGATTCTATTTCATTCATTTTCTTGCTCCCTCCTCTGATTTTGGCGTAATGATATCAAGGGCATATTCAATTTTGTCTACATCCGTTTCTAATTGTTTTAGCTCAGCTTTGATATGCTGTATTTTGGTTTCAAACTCATATTTCTTTATTAGAAGTAACAGGTGGGGATCCGTCACAGTTTCGAGATGTTCTTCTTCGCGCAAGTGTATTCTCCTATTGCCAGATACCGTATTTTTTACCTTGTCAATGTCTAGGTAGCAGATGTCATATCTCCACTTTCCATATTTTTCCGGAAACGTCTTGCTTACTATTTCTACAATTTTTTGTCCTCCCTGTAGCATTGCGAAATCGCCTACTTTAAACTTGCTATTTGGCTTGCTTTTTTGATTCATTCACCTTCAGCTCCTTATTTGATTTGGTAAAGCTAAACCGTACTTGGACTCATCAAGGAGTGTTATATAGGTGGTACCACGGCGCTTCCAAAGCCCAACCACCTTGTATATACGATCATTTTCAAATCCGATAAGATGCGTTCCCTTTTTCGGGTCCCAGGTGCCTCCACCGCTAAGCAGCCGCACCGTATCCCCTGGATTAATATTCATTGACTTCAGCTCCTTTTTGGTTATTTCGAAAATGACGCTTCCAATTGTTTGATCTTTTCGTCCAGTTCTTCCTTCCACTCTTCATCATTCGCAAGATGGGCTACAAAAGTGAGTTGTTTGAGTTCATCTAACTTATAAACCAGATCAGCGTTTTGTTTTAAACATTGCCATAACTCTCCAAACTCCGACTTAGAGTGATTTTCGAACAGAGCGAATAGATTGCTATGTTTCATACAAAGTTCAGCCAGCCTTCGGTGTACGGGGTGTATGCCAATTTTAATTTCTGACATATCAGAGCTCCTTTCTAAGCCTTATCCCTCACTATTTTCAAAGCCTCAACCATTTTTCCCCGATCAGGTGAGTATGTCGCGACAAACTCCAATCCTTTTGGTGTAGAAACATTAATAGTTCCAGGAGTTTTGCCTAATTTAACTGAGGCAATGGCCTTAACAAGTGCCTCGGGTACTCTTTTCTTGCATTCAATCGTATGATCCATTCCCATTAACTCCCTCCGAATGAGCTTTTAAATAACACAATGATATTCACAATATCATTTTTGGTAAAAAAAATATCATTCTATATAATGTGATATTGACAATATCACATAGACAAGGTATACTATCTTTGTCGAGATGTAGTATACCGAAAAATATCCGGAAAAAGTTCTTGCGGGTTCTTTCCATAAAGTTCACAAAATCTTTGTAAAACGAGAACACTTGGGTTAACGGAACCATCTTCTAATTTTCTAAGGTGTATTTGTGAGATGCCTAGTTTATTCGCTGCCGCAGGTCTAGGCAACCCTAGCGACTCCCTGCAAGCACGAAGATATTTTCGTTTCAAGTTATCACCTCCTATGTGTTTGATTATAAGCGATATTTGTAATATCGTCAATATATTTTAAATATCTTTTTTTTAAAAAAAAGGAGGCGTTCTGAATGAATGTTGGAGATAGGATTAAGGATCTTCGGATTAAGAAGAAATTGACCCAAAGTGATATGGCCAAAAAAATTGGTACTGGTAGAGCAAATTATGCACACATGGAAAACAACAGGGTGGAGATAAAACATGAATTCCTTCAAGCAATTGCAAAAGAATTAGATGTAAGCACTGATTACCTCCTAGGCAATTCGAATTCTACAGTGTCTGATGCACACGACCTAAAAAAGTTCCTAGATCAAAACATGATATTATTTGACGGTATTCCACTGACTGAGGAAGAGATATCTAGGATTAAAGGATATCTTGATGCACTGATTTCTAGGGGAGGTAAGTAAGATGTTCTCTAATTCCCTTGAGGATTTCTTTGGTCCGGAAGTTGACATTTATGCAAGGGTATCTTCAGAGGATCAGCAAGAAAGAGAAACCATCGAAAATCAAATTGAATACGCCACAAAGTATTGTGAACTAAATAAACTTACTATTAGAGAATGGTATCTTGATGACGGAATAACAGGCACCATCCCTCTCCGTGATCGACCTGCAGGAGCAAAATTGATTAAGGATGCCCAAGAAGGGAAATCAAAAAAGATACTCATCTTTAATATGAAAAGGCTCGGAAGAGTTGCTAGGGTGACATTAGATGCTGTTTACGAACTAGAAAAACATGGGGCCAAAATTAAAAGTATGACTGAACCGTTTGATACTTCCACTCCCGCGGGGCGTTTTATACTTACCGTTTTAGCAGGCCAAGCTGAATTAGACCGCGATACAATGCTTGAAACAATGTGGCATGGTGCTAATAGGGCAGCAAGGAAAGGAAAATGGCTAGGCGGTATCGTTCCTTATGGATATAAGAAAAACCATGATGGGTTTCTGGAGATCAATTGCGATCCCTTGCCAGGCAAAGAGGATATGTCAGAAGCATCAGTCATTGAACTTTTGTACCATCTATGTGTAAACGGAAAAATGTCTACAATACAAATCGCTGATTACTTAAATGCTTTGGGAATTCCTCCGTCATACGTAAAAGATAATAGATCAATCAAAAGAGGACGCAGGAAAGAAAAAACTGCGGGGGTTTGGAGGCCTGCTCGAGTTGGCAACATGATAAAAAACTCCACTTATCGAGGTATACATGTATATGGCAAAAGATCGAACAAGGATAGAGAACTAATAGAAAGAAAAGTACCTGCTATCATCAGCGAGGAAATGTGGCACCAGGCTCAAATTATTCTTAAAGCAAATCAAATTGAAGCAGTGAAAAACACTAAGAGGCAATACCTCTTAAGGGGCCTAATAAAATGTGGTTGCTGCGGTTTGAATTATCACGGTACTGCTTATAGATCTTCCCCATTTTATGTATGTAATGGGAAAACCGCTTACGCGGGGCCATTGATGGGAAAGTGTAAATCTCGGAACATACCTGCACCGTGGGTTGAAAACTTGGTCTGGGAACAATGTGTTAATTTCATTAACAATCCTGGTGACACTGTTAAGGAATTAGTTAATGTCGATGAAAAAGTATTAGATCATACAGCTGCTTACATCGATGAAAAGGAGTTAGTACAAAAGTCACTTTTGAATAAAGATGACGAGAGACAGAGTATTTTAGAGCTTTACAGAAAAAAAATGATATCATCAAATGATGTTGAAATACAACTCACAGAAATAACAAATGAAAAAAAAGAACTTGAAGACAGACTCCGTGAATTGAATATCCTCATTGAGGGAAACGCAAGAAAAGAAAAACGGACAGATGATGTATTCCAAATTCTTGACGGACTTCGCGAAGTGATAAAAGAAGAACTTCCTTTTGAAACAAAAAGGGCTATCGTAAAAGCTCTAGTTAAAAAAATTATTGTCCATACCCACTTTGAGGATGGTGTTAAGAGGTTTCATAACGCCTCAGTTCACGCCGAGTTTTCTTTTGATGGAATCAAGGTTATTAACGGAACTCCTGTCCCTGTGGTTATCTTTCCGCTGAGCATGAAACACAAGGCTGTACCTGTACTCCATTGA